AGGAACGAATGTCCGGAACGGCCTATCAACGCGCAGCAAAAGACCTCAAGGCAGCGGGCCTTAACCGCATTCTCGCCTTGGGCAATTCTGCGAGCACTCCTCCTGGCGCTAGCGCCACCATGCAAAATGAAGGCGCAGCCAAACAAGCCGCAGCTATCCAGATCGGCAATATCGCATCCGCAACAGCACTCAACTACGCGACAGCGCATCTCAAAACAAAACAAGCCGAGGCGCTTGGTATACCGGCGTCTATCGGCGAAGGCGGCGGCGATGTCATAGACGAGCTCAAGACCGGCGCAAAAACAATGATCCCTTGGATGATCAAGGGTATCGACCATCTCAAAGAACAAGGAATGAAATTCCTTGATGACCTTAAAGGTCAAACGCGCTCATCGGCAAAACAGCCGAAAATCTCAGCAATGGAAATGCTTGAAATGAACTATGCCGAACAAAACATGGTTCGGCCAAAAGATCGCGCACGCGTAACCGTCGATATGGTTCGAAAGAACCTCGACCTCAACACAAAAAATATGACCGATGAGCAAATCGCTCAATACGTCATAGATAACCCGGAACGGGTACAAAGGATGCTTAAAAGATGGCGGATGCAAAACCTAAACTAAAGAAGCGGCCACACGCTATCAAGTTCACTGAACCCAGTTTGACGAGGCAATCGTTCAAAGACGAATGCGACGTTAACCTCATCGTCAAACGCTACACGGAAACCGGAATGATCAACCACATTCCGAGAACACAACCACAATACGGCGATGCCCCGGAAGGGGACTTTCTCCAGGCGGCGATAGTAAACGCCGACATCGCCTCACAAATCGAGGCCGGAGACCTCGATATAGACGCGCTAGGCGCGTCTGAACCGGACCCGGAGTCAAACCCCGGACCGGACACAAACGAGCCGGATACAGGCTCTCAGGAGGCTTCAGCCGACCCGTCAAGCACGCCTGAACAGGACGCTTGACGCGCAGATTATCTCCTTGTATATAATCTGCTAGGTGACAAAGGGGCGACACCCCAACAGTCACCGCCAAAACAAACAACAGCCCGGAGGGCACAAAATGAGACGTTCCAAAATGAAAAAGCGCAAATCACGCAAGCTGTTCTCCAGGACAGCCAGCAAAGTTCATCGGAAAAACACTCCGTCTGGAAAAATAATGCGCGGCGGAATTCGTCTCTAAAACAAAAAAAGGCCCGGATCGCGACCTCGACCCGGACCTAAAAGGCAGAAACAAATCATGGCTTGTCTCTACCCAAAACCAGCTTACCTCAGCACTGAAGGTAAAGTCACATTCGTTCGACATGAAAAAGCTCTGGGCTCTAATGGCTTTATCCATATCCGCTGCGGGATGTGCAATGGCTGTAAAGCCGACCACGCACGAGACTGGGCAATTCGCTGCTACCACGAATCCCAATGTCATCATGTGTCATGTTTCGTTACTCTCACCTACGACGAAACCCATCTTCCCGCCTGCGGCTCTCTCGACAAACGCGATCTGCAATTGTTCTGGAAAAATCTCAGAGCAAAACTAGGGGTCTCGATTAGATACTTCGCCGCGGGCGAATACGGCACAAAGAAAGGCCGACCCCACTACCACGCAATAATCTTCGGATGGATGCCTTCAAAACGCTATCCCGTCGATATCTCCGACAAAGGACACATTCAATTCACCCACCCCATCCTTCAGGATGCGTGGCAAAAACGAGGTCGAATCGTATTCACCGATTTCGATCCTTCATGCGCCCGTTACGTGGCGCACTACACGGCAGACAAATTAAAATCTTATGCTGCCGATTCCATCGACCCAGAAACAGGACTACGACCTTATGAAAAACTCGACATACAAACCGGCGAAATATGGCAACTATGCCCGGAGTTCCAAGTATCATCCCTTAAGCCAGCAATCGGATTACGTTGGCTTGAATCTAACTACCGCGAGGTCTTTCCAGCTGACACAGTGGTCATGGATGGCAAAGAGTATCCGCCACCTCGCTTCTACTACAAATGGCTCAAAGAAGAACATCCGGACCTCTGGTCCGAAGTCAAAGCAAAGCGCCTTCAGGCAAATTCTGAACTACCTTACGAAAAGGGCATTCGCCTTCACCAAAAAGCACAATCAGTAAACGCACGACTTACGAAATACAAACGACCAACACACTCAAAGGAACAAAAATGATTCACAACGTGTTCACAATCTACGACGCAAAGGCTGAAGCCTATCTTCCCCCGTTCATCCTGCCGAAAACTTCAATGGCAAAACGGACGTTCGCAGACTGCGTAAATTCAAAAGATCACCAATTCGGGAACCATCCCGAGGACTACACGCTCTTCACCATCGGCACCTTCGACGATGAAACTGCTCAGTACAATCTCCTATTGACACCGGAAAGCCTTGGACTTGGGGTCGAATATGTAATAAATTCGCCCGAGGTGGAAACTTCCAAGGCGGAAAAACAAAATGGCAACAAGAAAGAGAAAGTACGGAAAATCCAAGGGTAATCACACATTCGCCCAAGTGCCGAAAGCACAAATTCCACGGTCATCGTTTGACCGTTCGTCTTCTCTAAAAACAGCCTTCGACGCCGGTCTCCTGGTTCCGATCTTCGTAGACGAGTGTCTACCCGGCGATACATTCAACATGTCAGCCAGCCTCTTCGGGAGGCTGGCTACTCCAATCAAGCCCCTGATTGACAACCTCTATCTCGAGACGCAGTGGTTCTTCGTCGCATCACGCTTGCTCTGGCGGAACTGGGAACGCTTCAATGGCGCTCAGGATAATCCGGCTGATTCCACCGACTATTCGGTCCCCGTAATGGGCTCTCCTGGCGGCGGCTTCGGTGAAGGTTCACTTCACGACTACATGGGCATCCCGCCGACCACTACTCTCGCGAACATCAACGCGCTTCCCTTCCGCGCGTACAACCTCATTTACAACGAATGGTATCGCGATCAAAACCTACAAGACTCGGCTCCGTTTACGGACAGCGACAGCGGCGATGTCTCAACTGACTACACAATTCGTAGACGCGGTAAGCGTCACGACTACTTCACCTCGGCCCTTCCTTGGCCGCAAAAAGGCGACCCGGTAACGGTCCCACTGGGCGAATCAGCGCCTATCATCTCTGACCCGTCGACAGACGGTATACCTCAATTCAATGTCGGCACAGCGTCCGGACCTTTACAGAGTGCACTTAGCACGACACAAGCTCATTGGTCCGGGACCGGCTCCGGTGTTACGGATGCCGCGTGGGATGAACCACGCCTCGTCGCCGACCTATCTGAAGCCACTGGCTTCACCATCAATCAACTACGCCAATCCTTCCAGATTCAGCGCCTTCTAGAACGTGACGCACGAGGCGGCACGCGTTATACGGAAGTACTCAAGGCGCACTTTGGCGTAACCTCACCGGACGCAAGACTCCAGCGGCCGGAATTCCTCGGTGGATCTTCTCAAATGATCACCGTCGCTCCCGTTCCACAGCAGTCACCTTCGGCCATCGCGCCGGATCTAACCCCGCAAGGTAATCTCGCGGGTATGGGTGCTGTAACGGCTAAAGCCGGCTTCACCAAATCATTCGTGGAACACGGCTACATCATCGGCATCGCTAACGTGCGAGCCGATCTAACCTACCAGCAGGGCATCAACAAAATGTGGTCACGCTCGACCCGTTTTGATTTCTTCTGGCCCGCGCTCTCCCACCTAGGCGAGATGCCGATTCTCAATCGCGAAATCTTCGCTCAGGGAACAGTCGACGACGACGATGTCTTCGGGTACCAGGAGAGCTGGGCGGAGTACCGTTATCGTCCGTCACAAGTAACAGGCATCATGCGCTCAAGCGCAACAGCCTCTCTCGACGTTTGGCATCTCGCTCAAGACTTCGAAAATCTTCCAACACTGTCCTCGCAATTCATTGAGGACAATCCACCAATCGACCGCGTAATCGCGGTCCAAGACGAACCCCACATTCTCCTCGATGCATACTTTAAACTCAGGTGCGCCAGACCTATGCCGCTCTACGGCGTCCCGGGTCTCATTGATCACTTCTAGCAACGGCGAACCGATGTCGAAGGTTCTGCCAAGGGCAGTTCTTCGACGTCGGGGCGGCGTAACACTAAGGAAAACAAAATGACACCAGCAATGGGCGCAGTAGTAGGAGGCGGCTTAGGCGCACTCGGTAATGTCATCGGTGGATGGTTCGGCGCAAAAGGACAATCGTCCGCAAACGCGGCT